CAACTTCGTCGGTGAGGTTGGCATTAGAATATATCTTGCCATTGTGGAACACGGGGCACGCTATAATGAAGCCCGCCCGCATAGTGTATCGTGTCTTTGGTTTCATTTGCTTTTCTTTTCTTAGGTAAAGAGCCATCTCCATGACGGCGTCGTGATAACAGCGTTGGCAAGTAGTTGCCCGGAACGCCTTGCCGAGCACCTCCCTGTATAGGGATTCTATTAACGACTTATCGGCGGCTGAGAACGAGGCATTAAACCTCGTCATCAGCTCGTCGATATATCGTTGCGCGTCTTCGTACATCATGCGGCTGCGGTCTTCAGCGACTCATATTGAGCGGCAGTCGTTGCGCTGTCGGTCTTGAAGTAGAAGACACCCGACTTCGGGGTGTTGGCCTCTTGCAGGGTGATGAGGAAACCGCCTTCGGTATCGTCCGAATAGCGTTCGTTCGTTCCTGCACTGGCTACACATCCCTGGTAATAGCCGAATACCTCGTACTCGCCACTTCCGTTCGTGCCCTTTGCCTTGTTCTTCAAGATAAGAACGAAAGAGCCGTTGGAGAGCGGGTCGATGATATTTTCTGTCACGTCGGGGTCGTTCGCGAGGACGGCGATAGGAATATCGTGCGTCCATGTGTTGCGGTATGTGCCCACGTTGAGATTAGAGGCAAGCCCCGTGAATGGGGTCTGTCCCATCTGCTGCACCTCGTAAGCCTTTTTGCCCGACTTCAAGACAAGTGTCTCGATGATAGACGGGTTTTGGGCATTGAACACGGTCGCAGAGAAATCGATGTCGGCGCGGTTGATAATCAACCCGTCGGCCTCCATACCTTTAACGGACATAGCATCGCACGCGATGTTGATGTCCTTCGCTATTAGCTTGTCACAAAGTCCTGCCATAGTCTATTCCTTTCTTTCGTTAGGGGGTTAGACACCTGCTGGAACACTTGCAACGGCGATATTGCCATCCTCGCCGATGAGGGTGTCAATCTTACCACTTGCATACACCTTCTGCTTGCGGCAGTCCTTGTCGAACCAGATATCGAGCTCGCTCACTGGCTCGTCGGCATCTGTACCGAGGTGCAGGTTCTTTGCAACGGTGTAGATGATTGGCAGGCTGACGGTGGGCTGGTAGGTGCTGTTCAGATAGTCGAAGGCAGCAACGGATGCGACCTTGACACCATCGAAGCGTGTCACCTCGACGCCTTCGAATACCTGCTCCCACGGCATGATTTCATTGTACGTGGTGCGCACGTCACGGGCGAGCTGACGAGCACGCGAGCGTGGCATGATGAGCAGTCCTTCGCCGTTCTGGTTGATAGTAGCTGGTGCGCCGTCGAGGAGTGCTTCTACCACCTGCATGACACTTGTCATGCCCGTAGTGGTGACATTCGCGATAGTGCCGCCAGCAACGCCTGCATTGATGCGCTTGAACAGGCCGTCGTTCACGGTGAAGAGGGTCTTGTCTGTGCCGTTTACGAGCTGTCCGCCGTTGGCTACGGTGTCGGCGGTCTTGTCACCGAACCATGCAAGACGCCAAATCATGCGGCGCATCTGCTTCGAGAGCAGGTCGAGATAGATAGCCAGGAAGTCAGTGCCTTCGAGGTTACCGATTTCCGTTCCGGCTTTCAGCGCATACTCTGCGATAGTGCCTTCGAGGTCTTTGTAACAGATTTCGAGAGGAATCTGCCACTCTCCGAGGTCCCAACGCTTCACGCTGTTACCGATACCGATTTGTTTGTACGTGGGGCAGCACCCTGTGGATGCGTTGCCGACTGCGTCCATCTCACCGATGACTGCCAGAGGTTCGCCAGAACGAACGCGGTCGATGGTGAGCACCTCGCGGATATTCTCATCCTCGAGAACGTTCTTTATGATAGCGTCACGGAGTGAACGCAGGTTCTCGGGCTGGAGCGGAATGTTTGTGAAATACTTTGCCATTTTGTTCTCCTTTTTTTGATTGATTACTTACTTTCTTTTTTTCTTCCGAAGTTTTCGTTGTATTTGGCGCGGATGGCGTCGGCGGTGATACCTTCCGCGTGCTTCTCTGCCTGCTTTCCGTCGGGCTGGCGGTTGGCGGGCTTGTAGGTGCTTGCGAGCTTTCCGAGTGCCTTTTCTCCGCCTGCAATCTTCACCGCATTAAGGATGCGGAGGTCGTCGGCGGTGCGGGCATTCTTCTGTGCATCTTCGAGCTGCTGTCGCAGTTCCTCGTTCTCTTTCTCGAGTTCTGCGATACGGTCACGCAGACGCTGCTCCTCGTCGTCTTTGTCATCTTCCTCGGTCTCTACCTGTTCGGCGGGTTCGGTAGTTTCTTCGGTCGTAGCGGCTTCGGCGTTAGGCTCTGCGCGAGCTCCTTCCTTGTCGTCGTCGGTCTGCGCCTCCTCCTCTGGAGCGGCGGGGCGTATCTCGATAACGACACCTTTCTCCACGACGATGGTCATGCCGTCTGGCATGAGCCATTCGCCATCGGGCGTGGCTTGGTCACCGACCTGCGGCTCGCCGTCTTCACGAACGATCGTGATAACGTTTCCGTCGGCGGTGCTCAAGTCCATACCCATTACATACTGGGCGAGGTCTTTGGAAGACTTGAATCCCATCTTTGCAAGGATGCGGTCAAACATCGATGCTTTCTTCTCAGTTGTAGTCATCATTGAATTATTTTGGTTCTTATTAGCGGATATCGGCTGCACAATCTCCCCTATCAGTCCGAGTGCGAGAGCCTCGTTGGTGTCGATATACTTGTCTTCGTTCATGAGTGCCTGTATATCCTCGCGGCTGCTCCCTGTGCGCTCGACGTATAGAGACACCATGCGCTCCTGCTCCGAGCGGAGGTCGTTGGCATACTTCTGTAGGTCGTCAGCGGTAACGGCATCGCCGAGTGCCCACGGACAGAGCCACGGGTTATGAATACAGATGTGCGCGTTTTCATACGCGCGACGGCGTTCCTTCGGTGCTGCGAGCAAAATAATTGTTGCCATTGAAGCGCAATTCCCTTCAACGGTGGCAGTGATTTCCTTGCCCGTCTGACGTAGGCGGTCGTAGATTGCCCAGCCCTCCGTGACAATACCGCCGTCGCAGTGGAGACGGATGTCTATCTGTGTGTCGTCTTCGGGTATGGCGTTGCAGAAGGCGTCGATGTCTTTATAGCACACCCCTTCGGCTTCGCCCCAGAACGCTGCGACCTTTTTCTCGTTCTCGGTCTGTATGTCGTTGTATATCTTTATTGTTGCCATTTTTCACGTGATTTTGATTTCATGTGCAAAAATAGCGCGTCGATGTTTATCTTAAAAACATTTTTTTTGCTTTCGAGTTCAAAAAAAGCGAAGAAACCGCGTTTTTTACGTTTTAACGGGCGATTATAGCCGCGCCTTATAACTTACCCACGCAAACCACAATCGCCCGTTAGAACGAAAATCTTGGAAAAATAACTATATATCTATCTCCGACGTCAGTCTTTTAACTACGTTATATAGCGACGTGCGCCGCATATCGTACTGCTCGCAGAGGTAGCGCATAATATATTCATACTTGTGCCCCTCGGAGCGCAGACGTAGGTAGTCGTCTACGACTTTGATATTGTTCACGTCCTCGGGGTGTATGCCGTTCCGTGACATAGTGCGAGCAATGCTCTCCGTCAGCCGAAGAAAATCAATCTGTCGTATCTTCATACACTGGCAATGTTCTCGATTACTTCAACACGCCGTCCGACGCTGTTTATCTCCTCAACGCTCACCACAGGACGGGGAGCCATCTCCATGCCACGCGCCACGGCAGCGGCAAGATATTCCTCGCCTAACTGCTGCTGTGGGTTCGGCTGTGCTACGATAGGGACACCGCCTCCGAGCTGGTTCAACGACGAGAGCAACGGCGCGAACATTCCCGTGGCGTTGGCCGTCATAATGCTCTCACCATTTGACACACGCGCAACGATGCTGTCCGATGTTCCCGTGCCTGCGCCCTCAATCAAACCACCCTCGGCGAACTTCGCAGAGTTCACTGTCTTTATCGCGGTTGCGATATTAGCGAGGATAGTGGCTACCGTTGTCGCAATGGCTGCAATGTTGGCAGGGAAAGGAACGCTTTGCGCTTGCTTGATGCCTTGTGCGAGAGCGACGCCCGTATTAACGGCTATCTCACCGAGAGCAAGTGTCTTCTGCAATATGGCAAAGGCTTTGTTTTTCTCGCCTAACTCTCCGAAGACGTCACCGAGTGAACCCATGAGGTTTCCAATGGCTTGCGCTTTCGCAACCTGTGCCTCGAGTTCCTTCTTGTCGAGAGCGTCCTTTGCGGCATTGTAATCGGCTTGCAACTGCAATTTCCGCGAGTTGAACTGCTCAATGGTTTCGCCTTCCATTTGCTCCGCCTCTTCTAACAGAGTGAGCCGTTCCTGTACCCGCAGCCGCTCCTGTTCCATCTCGTTGCCATACGCTTCATTTATGCGGTCGGTAAACTCCTGCTTTATAGCATCCTCCCGCTTCTTTATGAGGTCGTTCTCGAAGTTACGTTCAATCTCGGCACGCTGTGCGCGGTATGATGCGCGGACGGCTTCGAGCATTTCTTCCCGCTCTTGCTCGTTCTGCACTTGTTGCGTTATCTCTTGTTCGTCGAGTTTCTGCTGGACTTCGAGCTGCTGCAATCGGAGTTCCCGCTGCTTTAGATAGTCGTTCTCGGTAGCTTCAAGTAGTAGCGCGAGCCGTTTCTCGGTACGTTCCAGCGCGGCCTGATTGCTTTCCTCGTCTATCTTTGCCAGCTCTTGCGCACGGAGTTTCTCTTGCGTCTTTATCTCGGCGGTGATAGCGGCATACGTCTTGGGGGTAAGGTTTTTTTCTTCCGTCAGTCGTCGCTGCAGGTCCTCGATGCGGCGGTCGTAGGATAGGTTTACCTCCTTTCGTTGCCGTTCCACGTTGTCGCGGATGAGCTTTGTAAGGGCATCCTGTGCAGAGCGTACCGCGTCGAGTTCTGTTTTTGCTGCTTCGGCTGCTTTGTCGGCAGCCTCCTTTGCTGCATCGCCTTTGGCGGTGTGTTCGGCTGCGAGTTTCTTCTCAGCTGTTGCCACACGACCAGCGTCACGCATGGTGCGCTCGTTATATTCGGCGCGGGCGTTGTAGACATCGGCTTCGAGCTGTGCGAGTTTCTCGTTCGTTTCTGCGGTGTTCTGTGCTTGGTCGGCTTTGTCCTTTGCAGCACGGTAACGTTCTTCGGCTTGACGGACACGACGCTTTGCCATGTTGTCTTCGATGAAGTCCACCTGCTTCATCGTTTTAAGGTACGCCTCCGTGTCGGTCTTTTGCTGTGCGGCTGCACGCTTGCGGAGTACAGAAAGACGTTCACGGTCTTTTGCGTCTTGCACCATGTTCAGACGGCTTTGCTTTTCGAGTGCCTGTCTGTCCTTTTCCAGCTGTATATTGTCACGCAAAGACTGGTTCACGCTTTCGAAGTGTTTTCCCACGACGGGGAGCTTTGCGGCAAGATTACCGAGCCATCCGAGAAGTGCTGCACCTTGCGAAACGATATTCAGTATTGCCCCCGTAAGGCTCTGCACGACGTTCAATATAGCGTTCAATACGCGCTCCAGTGGAGCAAGGATAACGCGCAAGCGGTTAGAGTTTTCTTCGCTTGATTTGATACCTTTCACGACGAGCATTATAGCCGCCGCGATTGCACC